AGTAAATCGTGGGAAACGCTGGAAGGTATTGGAATAATCCAACGCCAAAAATCCCCGCCGAAAACGGCGGGGATTTTTGTTTTTCTTGGCGACTGAGTTCAACTTTTCGGGGGGTGGGCATGGTAAAATGTCATTGGACGTAACTGCCTACCTATGCAGAGCGGAAATGCGGAAATAGGGTAATTGCAGAAAATGGCAGGCGGAGTAAAAAGACGGGTGTCCAACGCAGAAATGGTTGCTGCGCTGCAAGAAGCGCACGGCCTGGTGTTGGTTGCGGCAACACGGCTGGGCTGCTCGACCGATACAATCTATCGCCGGGCCGACCGGTTCGCGTCCGTGCGTAATGCACTTCAGAGCGCGCGTGATGAGATTATTGACTTGGCGGAAGCGAAACTGTACCAAGCCGTGCAAGCCGGCGAGCCCTGGGCTATAGCGCTGGTGCTTAGGACACTTGGCAGAAAGCGCGGATATGTGGAGCGGCAGGAAATTACCGGTGCAAACGGCCAACCATTGGAGATCCGGCTGGAATGGGTGGACTAGGTCACTAAAAGAGGAGTCGGCGAAGGCGTCCAGATCTTATGGCCGCATGTAGCCGTTCGGGTCGTGTCGGAAGATGAGCAAATCGTTCTCCAATCCTGCCGTAATACGCATTATTCCGCCACATCTCCATGCCGGCCAACGGGAGGTGTGGGGGTGCAGCGTGCGGTTCGTTGTGGTGGCTGCCGGCCGGCGCTGGGGCAAGACGCGACTGGGGGCATTGCGTTGCATTCAAGTCGCTTCTGCCGGCAGGCGGGCCTGGTGGATCGCGCCGACGTACCAAATGGCACAAATGGGGTGGCGGCAAATTGTGGGCATGGCCGCGAAAATTCCGGGTGCAAATATCCGGCGGGGAGACCGGGCCGTGAACCTGGCTGGCGGGGAAATTGTAGTGCGAAGCGCGGATGATCCATCGCGGCTTCGTGGTGAAGGGCTGGATTTGGTTGTGGTGGACGAGGCCGCGCATATCCAGGATTTAGAGGATCTGTGGACGCAGGTGCTCCGGCCGGCCCTGGCCGACCGCCAGGGCCGCGCGCTCTTTATCAGCACGCCGGCGGGAATGAATTATTTTCACGAATTGTACCAGGCAGGTAAAGATGACACGAGAGATTGGTGCTCGTTCCACTTCGCCTCGTGGGAAAATCCATATCTTGATCCGGGCGAGATTGAGGCGATGCGGGCGCAGATGCCGGCGCTGGTGTTTCGCCAAGAAGTCGGGGCAGAGTTTGTGCAGATTGAAGGCGCGATGTTTCGTCGGGAGATGTTCCGCGTTGTGGATGCCGCCGACGCTCCAGCGACCGAAGTTGAGGTGCGCTTCTGGGACCTGGCCGCCAGTGCCAAGTCAACTGCCGACTATACTGCCGGGGCGCGAGTAGGGCGCGCGTCTGGCAATCGCCTGGTCATCCGCGACGTAGTGCGTGGCAGGTGGGAGTGGCCGGAGGCGGCACGCATCATCGCGCAGACCGCGCGCGCCGACGGGCCGGCGGTTGCGCAGGGAATTGAAGCCGTTGGCACGCAGCGCGGGATGGCACAGATTTTACAGCGCGATCCATCGTTGCTGTCGGTTGCAATTTCGCCGATTGAGGTGGTCGGTGATAAGGTCCAGCGTGCACTGGCCTGGTTGGGACGCGCAGAAGCGGGAAACGTCTACCTGGTGCGCGGTGAGTGGAATGCTGTGTTTCTTGATGAAGTCTGCGCCTTCCCCGAATCCGAGCACGACGATCAGGTGGATGCGGTGAGTGGCGCGGTGCAGATGCTGGCCGACGCCGGGCCGCTTTTGTTGTGGGGCTAATTGATGGTAAGGCATTTGTTATTCAATGGCAACGATCTCAAATCATTGTCCCTGACGGGATCATCATGGCCGTGGGAGACTGAAACGAGGCCGGGCCTGTCGGCAAGCGCGGCATATCAATCTGTTGCCTGGGTACGTCGCTGTGTAGACTTGCGAGCCAATGCCATTGCCGCGATGCCGTTTGAAGTCGATGGCGGAAATGCGGGGACACTTGTCGAGGTATTGCCAAGATTGCTTCTGCTGACGGAAGTCGCCCTGTGTATTTACGGATCAGCATATTGGTTGCGCGAGAAGCGCGGTCACATTCTGCTCGGGTTGCGTTGGCTTGCGCCGCAATCTATCAGCCCGGTCTTTGATACGCAACGTGGACTGACCGGCTTTGAGCGTATGATCGCAAATGCAAAGCTGACGCTCAAACTGGATGATGTTGTATACTTTTTCGAGCCCGCGATTGATGTAGAGAGTGGCCCTGGGCCAACGCTTGCACTGGCCGCTCTCGACGCGGCATCATTGGTTGCCGACGCACAGACATACGCGGCTGGCTTTTTCAAGCGCGGTGCAATTCCAGCGGTATTGCTCTCCGTGGAGGGTAATCCGCCACAAGAAGAGTTGCGGCGGCTTGAAGATTGGTGGAAGAGATTATTGCGCGGTGTACAGCGCGCCTGGGAGACCGTTGCCGTTCGCGCTACGGTGAGGCCGCAGGTCGTTGGAATCGCGCCCGGCAAGGATTTGGCGATGACTGACTTGCTCACCCAGGCGCGGCAACAGATTGCGGTGGCATTCGGCGTTCCACAAACATTATTGGAAGATGCCGCGAACTATGCCACGGCTGCCGAACACCGCTTATCTTTCTATGAAGAGACAATTATACCGCGATGCACCTTTTACGCGGCGGAGATCAACCGCCAACTCCTGGCCCCGCTGGGTCTGACGTTGCGCTTCCATCCCGAGCGGCTGGAGATCTTCCAGCAGCGGGAGGCGCAGAAGGCGCAGGGCCTGGTAGCCCTGGTGCAGGCGGGAATTATGACGCCCCGCGAGGCGCGCATCCAGATGGGCCTGGAGGAGCCCGGGAATGATCGGGGCGAGAGTGACAATACCGGCGAGGGGGCGGCGGCAATCGAGCACGAGGCCATCCGCGCCGAATTGAAGCGCTGGGCGCTAAAGTCCAAGCGCAGGCCAGATGCGCCATTCGAGAGTGCCATTATCCCGTCCCATCTCCGCGCATTCATTGAGACTGCGCTGGAAACAGTAGGGGTGGATGTCTGGCAGTTCCTGAAACAACAACCACCCGCGCGGGATGAGGCAGAGCGCCGGTTGCAGCGTGAATTGGAGCGCATTTTGGGGGACCACCAGGACGCTGCAATTGAGGCGGTCCGGACGGGGCAGATAGATGCGCTAATTGCCGCGCTGTCGCCCGACTTACAGGCGGCGATCTCCCCGGCAATAACCCGGATTGCTTATGAGGAGGTGCTGCGCCAGGCGCTGGAAGTGGGTATCGCGTTTGATCCCGTAGTGGTGAACGCTGCTGCGCTTGACTGGGCGCAGCGGTACACGTTTGACCTGGTGAAAGGCATCTGCGACACGACGCGGTCACTCTTGCAACAGGCTGTCAGCCAGTACATTGCTACGCCCGGCATGACTGAGGCGCAGCTGGAAGCGTTGATCGCCCCGGCCTTTGGGCCAATACGCGCGCAGATGATCGCGGTCACCGAAGTCACGCGCGCATATAGCCAGGCGTCAAACCTGTACCAGCGACTGCTGGCTGAAATGGGATTTCAGACAGTCCGTGTGTGGAGAACGCGCCATGATGAGCGGGTGTGCCCGGTCTGCGGGCCGCTGGAGGGCGTGACCGAGAATGCCTGGCCACCCAATCTGCAATCAGGTCCACCGGCGCATGTGAATTGCCGCTGTTGGACGGTGCTGGAGTATCGCCGTGGACGGCGTTAGGGTTACGATTGAGGGGCTTGACCGTGTGGCCGCTGCAATTACGGCGCTGGCCAACCCGCGGATATATGATGCGGCAATGCGCGCCATCGGCGAGCAAGTGCGCTTCAGGATCGCGCGCTACCCCGGTCCTCCGAAATACCCGCTACGCTGGGCAAGTCGGAAGCAGGCGTTCTATGTGAAAAATGTGCTGCGGAAGAATCTTGGACCTTACGTGCGGCGCTTCGACCCGATGAGCCAGAATCTGGGCCAATCGTGGGCCGTCGCGCAAGAGGGCCGTCGAACTTTCGTCGGCACAAAGGTCACATACGCACAGTATGTCCAATCCGCCGAACACCAACAGTCATTCCACGCCGACACGGGCTGGGTGACTGATGAGCAGGTGGTGCGCGAGATAATCAAGTCGGGCGTGGTGCATGACATTCTGTGTGATGCATTGCACCGCGCTGTAAAATAGAAAGGATGTGCTACAATGCCGTGGACTGTAGATGATCCACCTGCAGTGGCGCGCAACTGGAGCGCTGAAGAGAAGCGGCGCTGCGTGGCTGCGGCAAACGCTGTTCTAGAAAAGACCGGTGATGAGGAACAGGCTATTTTTGCTTGTATCCATGCCGCCGGTCGGAGTAATGGAGGCAGAAATATGACCCAAGAAGAAGCAAAGGCTGAGGAATCGGAGCGGGAGCGGCTGCACAAAGAGCAGGAGGAGCGCGCGCGGCGCTATGGTATCGCGCCGAAAGATGGCGGTCACCTGACCCCCCCGGCTGGCTACCCGGATGACCCGGACGAGTATGGCGATCCGGTGAACTATCGCTATCCGATAGATGCTGAGCATATCCGCGCCGCGATCGTTTACTTCAATCAAACCGAGCATCGCACGCAGGGCGGCTATACGGCCGAGGAGTGGGCCATCATCGGCAAACGAATCGCCAGCGCGGCATCAAAACTGCTTGATGCCGAATACGAGTATCGGGATGGCAAGGTGGTGCGCCGCGAGGCCAAGACGGCGCGGATCCTTAAGTCCGACGAAGCCATCCTGCGCATCGGTGGTTGGGGGGTGGTCTTCGGCGACACCGACTTGGAAGGCGACGAATTCACGCCGGAGACCGACTTCTGGCTGGATAAGCTCCCTGGCCCCCGGCCGGTACTCTACGAGCATGCCCTGCGGGAGCCAGGACTGGAGGTCCTGGGCAGGACGGTGAAGATGGAGAAACGGGCCGACGGCCTGTGGCTGGAGGCGGAACTGGATCGCCATAACGCCTACGTGCGGCTCATAGAAGAATTGATCCGCCGGGGGGCTTTGGGCTGGTCCTCGGGGGCAGTAGCCCATTTGGTGCGGCGACGGCAGGAGGAAAACAAGAGCATCATCGAATCCTGGCCCATAGCCGAGTTTTCCCTGACGCCTACCCCTGCTGAGCCCCGCACCCTGGGCGTTCAGGAGCTGCATCCCCTCGCCGATGCATGCCCCGAGCTGAAATCGTTCTTTGGCGAGGAGAAACAAATTAAATCAGATAAGGAGGAAATAACAATGGACGAAAGTAAGATCGCCGAGATCGTGGAGGAGGCCGTATCCCATGCTCTGGAGATGAAGAGCGTGGGCGTGGTGGTGGCCAACGAGACGACCGAGTCGGCAGTCAAGGGCTTCGATATCTGGTTGCGCACCGGGCGCAAAAGTAGTGAACTCAAAGCGGCCCTGGCGGAGGGCGCCGGAAATACCGGTGGATATGTGGTCCCGCCCGAATACCATCGGGAGTTGGTGGCCGCCCTGGCCGAGCAGAGCATTCTGCGCCAGGCGGGGGCGCGGGTCATCCGCGTTTCCACCAACCAGGTCTACGTCGCGCGGCTGGACTACGGCACGGCAGCCACCATCGTCTCTGAGGCTGGCTCCTACCCTGAGGCGGAGCCCACCTTCGCCCAGGAGGCGGTGACTCTGTACAAGTTCGGTCGCCTGGCCAAGGCATCCGAGGAGTTGCTGGCGGATGCGATGGTGGACATCTGGCGCGATGTGCTGCAGCCCGACTTCGCCCAGGCTTTCGCCGCCGCCGAGAACACTTACTTCACCACGGGCACAGGCTCCGGCCAGCCCGAGGGTATCCTTACCGGTGGTACTCTGGGCAAGACGGCGGCCAGCGCTACTGCCATCACGGCGGATGAGGTAATCGATCTCTATTATTCTCTGCCTCACCTCTATCGCCAAAATGCCGTGTGGATGATGCATGATTCTACGGCCAAGGCCCTCCGGAAGCTCAAGGACAGCACGAACCAGTACCTGTGGCAGCCCGGCTTGCAGGCCGGAGCCCCGGACACGTTGCTGGGCCGGCCAGTCATCACCAACAACGCCATGCCGGAGATCGCGGCCAGCGCCAAGGTCATCGCCTTCGGCGACTTCCGCTACTTCTGGATCTTCGAGTCCGGGGACCTAACGGTACAGCGCCTGAACGAGCTCTATGCGGCCGCGGGTCAGGTCGGCTTCCGTGCCTTCCGTCGCCTGGGTAGCGTGGTGATGCTGCCGGCGGCCATCGTCTATCTGCAGATGGCCTAAGCGTGAAGCTACCGATCTTTTGCCCGATCCTGCGGGGGGCGCCTGGACCGGCTCTTTGGGAGGGGCCGCTGGCGCCCCCCGGGGCGGCAAATCACGCGGCTCAATGGACATCGGGGTGAGAAATGGCGTACGCGACAGTGACTGAGCTGAAAACATATCTCGGAATCTCCGGGGACAGTGACGACGATCTGTTGTCTGCGCTACTCAACCGTGCGACGGCAATCATTGACCGCTATACCGGATACACATTTGCCGCAACTACCGCCGAGCGCATATATCAGGCAGAAAATCTCTGTGATGATACACTGTATCTTGACGACCTTCTTGTGTCAGTAACAAACGTTGCCGACGGCGAGGGGCACACGATTGACAGCAGCTCATATGTGCTGCTGCCGCGCAACGGACCGCGCTACCACGCGATCAAGTTGGTAGACGGCAACTGGGACAAGGCAGACAACGGCGACGTGGCGCGGGTTACAGGAAAGTGGGGCTGGAGCGAGACGCCGCCGGACGACATTGTCCACGCCTGCGTTCGGCTTGCTGCTTTCCTCTATCGTCAGAAAGATGCGCAAGTTTTCGATGTGGCGGCTTTCCCGGAGGCGGGCGTAATTACGCTACCGCGCGGAATCCCTGCGGACGTGAAACTTATCTTGGACAAGTATACCAGGCTCTGGGGGCGACCATGACGACATGTGCCAGTTTCATTGCCGGTCTGGCCGCACTCAATGTCGCGGGCGTCGTCCGCGCGTTCGACTATCCTCCCGCCGCGCTTAACACAGCCGACCTGCCGGCAATGTGGGTGCAACTACCCCATGGCGAGAGTGGGGCGCTGACGTTCCAGGCCAACAGCGGCTGGCCAACGCTCCGTGCACAGATTGTGATTGCTGTGGAAGCAGTCGGACAAGAGCAACAGCCGACAAAGTTTGCACTGACCGTGTCTCTGCTGGACAATCTCAACAGTGCGCTGGCCAATGCCGATGTCTCGCGGGGGCCCCTGTCGTGGACGGTTCGGCAGGGAATCGTGGAGGTCGCCGGCGGGCAGTACTGGGCTATAGTCGCGGATGTGGAGGGGAGGGGATAAAAAATGAGGCGCGCTGGGACTAATTCAAAACAAACCTATCGTGCACGTACTCTCGTCTGGCACACAAAAGAATTGCGATACATCCAGCCTGGCGAGATGGTCAACCTGGATCATCTGTCAAATGATGAGATTGAGTGGCTCATCAAATCAAATGTCGTTGCACCGATTAACTTAGAAGATAAGGAGGAGAGAAATGGCACAGACAACTAATGCAATGTCGTTCAAATCAAACAAGATTGAGATTAGCACGAACGGGACCACGTACACCGACATCAGCGGGTTTGCCAATTCCATCGAGGTTGGTGGTGGTGATCGTCAATCTGGTGAAGCATACACCTATGATGGTGATACAGCCATCATCACCACCGGCAAGCGCGAGCCGATCGAGGTCACGGTCAAGATCGTGTACACCGAGGGGACTGGCGACCCGTTCGAGATGGTCCGTGATGCCTATGAGGACGGCAGCGCACTTTATCTGCGCTGGTCGCCCAAGGGCGGTAGCACGGGCGCTTTCCAATTTACTACCAGCGCAGGTTATGTGACGACGCTTGGTTATCCTGTCGGCGAGGCTGGATCTGGTGATCCCGTGCTGATCGAATTCACGCTTAAGTGTGCCTCGATCACTAAGAGCGTGGTGGCGTGATGGATATCCGCATTGACATTTCCAGGCTCACCATCGGCGACCTCGAGCGGCTGGACGAGGCGGCACGGGGCGACATCTCCGGGCTGGTTGAGATACTCGACCGCGTTGTGGAAGGCGGCGCGCGCCATCTGCCGCTGACGGCGATGCGGGAGATCGTTGTTCGTCTGAATGACGAGATTACGAAACTGGCCAACCCGGGAAACTGAAACGGCGGGTGGCCGCGTACCTGTGGACGGAGAGCGGCCCCCCGCCAATTGAATACCTAACACTGGTGTTGTGCCGGGATGTATATCACTGCCGACCGTCTGAGTTGCGCTCTGAGCGGTTGGTAGACATATTGCCACACCTGACGTGTATTGAAGTCGAGTCACGGATCGAGCGCGCTCGCTTGAAAAGAGATTAAATGGCCGGGACTGACTATTCACTGAGAATCGTCATCAATGCAGATGACCGTGCGTCCGCCGCTCTGCGCGGCCTGCGTGGCGCGCTGGGCGAACTCGGCGGCGGCCTGCGCACAGTGGGCGTTGCTGCTCTGGAGGGCCTGGGGGCCCTGGCCGGAGCAGCCGCTGGTGCGGGGGCAGCCCTGGGCAAGTTGGCCATTGACGCCGCCCCGCTCGAGGGTATTCGTGCCGCCTTTGACGGCCTGGCCAGGTCAGCGGGGACGTCAGGAGATGCAGTTTTGGAAGCGATGCGGCAGGCATCGGCGGGGATGGTTTCCAATCGGGACCTAATGCTTTCTTTTAACCGTGCCGCGCAGTTAGTCTCCATAGACTTTGCGCAACAGCTACCCGAGGCAATGCAATACCTCGGTAAAGTATCGGCCGCCACCGGTGCGGATATGGACTATCTTCTCAACAGCCTCGTGGTTGGTGTTGGGCGCCTCAGCCCGATGATCTTGGACAATCTGGGTATTCAGGTTGATCTCAATGATGCGTATCAGCTTTATGCCGACAGTGTTGGCAAATCGGTTGACGAGCTGACTAAACAGGAACAGCAAACAGCATTGATGAATGCCGTGTTGGAGAGATTGCGTCAGAATACTGCGGCGATGCCTGAGGTCGCCGGTACCGCCCAGCGTTCTTGGGCGGCGCTAGGAGCAACCTGGCGGAATCTGAAGGATGATCTTGGTATCCTCCTCGTGCCCGCGCTCCAAACGGTTCTGCAGACTGTTGGTGAGCTTGCAGAACAGTATCTACCGCCACTGATCGACGCTTTTGAGACTCATATTGTGCCAATCGTGGAATCGGCGGCAACGGCTTTTCAAACATTCTTTTCTGGGCTTCAGAACGGACAATCTCCGCTCGATGCTGTGCGTTCAGCACTTGCAACGCTTTTGCCTCCAGAGACGCTGGCTGCATTTGATAATCTCGTCGCTAAAGCCAACGAGTTTTGGGCGGCGATACAGCCGGTTGTAGACGCGGTGGCGACCTGGATCAGCGATAATGTGGAGCTGCAGGATGTGTTAATTGCGCTGGGAATAGCCATTGCGTCTGTGGTCATCCCCGCGCTGGCGGGAATAGTGGAGGCCGTGGCTCCGGTTGTGGGAGCATTCCTGCTGGCGCTGGCGATTGTTGCGGCCCTGCGCGAGGCCTGGGAAAACAACTTTCTGGGGATCCGAACTGGCACGGAGGCTGCACTGACTGCCATCCGAAATATCATCGAATCGGTGCTGGCCGGTCTGCGTGAGTTCTGGGCACAGTGGGGCGATGAGATCAGCGCGATCATAGACGGATTTTTCGCCTTCTGGCGCGAAATCTTTGCTGCTTTCCGGTCGGCTTTCTCTGGCGACTGGTATGCCTTTGGTGAACACCTGCGCACTGCCTTCGAACAGACCTGGGAGAATCTAAAGAATGTGGTGCGCACCGCACTTGAATGGTTTCGTGGCATTGACTGGGGTGAGGTTGGCCGGAATATCGTCCAGGGAATTGCCAACGGTATCCGCAATGCTGCGCACTGGCTGGTCGAAGCGGCGCAGGATGCCGCACGTGCTGCCTGGGATGCCGCACGCGGATTCTTGGGCATTCACAGTCCCAGCGCGCTTTTCGCCGAGATCGGACATCAGATGATGGCCGGGATGGCAGCGGGAATTAGCGCGGGAGTGAGATTGCCGGAGGCGCAATTGCACGTGGCGGCTGGACAAAGCGCGAGTGCCGCTGCCGGATCGTGGCAGGCCGTGACGATTCATCATCTGACCGTGCAAGCTGCCGGTGCGGATGATTTGCTGCGGCAACTATGGGCATTGTCAGCGGCGGGGGGTGCAACATGATCGACTTGAAAGTCGTGTCATGGGACGGGCACGCGATCAACGACGGTTCCAACTACGTCGCCGGAATTGGCGGTGGGCCGGAATGGGGACTACCGCCGGTACAGGTTCGGTCGGCTAAGCGCAGGGGGGCCTGGCCGCTGGTCGCGAGCATCGAGCGTCCAGGACATTCGATTGTGTTGATTGTTCGAATCGTTGGCAATGATAGGCGGACACTGCGAGATCAATTGTTGCGTTGGTTTGACCCGGAGGATGAAGAGCCAAAGCGGCTTGTCATCTCCGATCTTGATGACAGCAACGGGCGATATGTAACAGCAATTTGTACCGCTTGCACTCCGCTGGGTGTGGGTGGCGTTCGGCCTGGGGCGGAGGATACGTTCAACATCATCCTGTCAGTACATGGCGATGTGCGCTGGCGGTCCACGACAAATGACACCGATACCTGGGGCATAACCGCCAGCGGGCAGACGCGAAATATCGTCAATGATGGAACAGATGACGCCTATCCGGTGATCAAGATAAAACCCACCTCGGCCAAGTCAGGCGGTTATGCATACCGGCGCTTTGCTGCAATTACCTGGCTTTCTGCAAACAGTGCAGGTCGTTATCCGCTTATTATCACGCTTGACACACAAACGTTGATCACTGCTGGAAAAATGCAGGCTGACGGGGACGATCTGCGCGTAATTGCGGATGGAACAGAAATTGACCGCTGGCTGTATGGAATCAATACGACTACAACTAAGATTCAAGTAAATCTTGATTTCCAACCGGCGGTTTCGATGACACTGAAGACCGGCATTGACGCTACCGGAAGCATCTCATCCATCGAGGTCAATGAAGATATTAGCAGAATGCCGGAGAGCGGCATTTTGTTGATTGATTCCGAGGTATTCACATATACCGCCAGGGTCTTGTCAGAGAAGAAGTTTACCGGAATCACCCGTGCGGCAAAAGGAAGCAGCATGGCTGCGCACACAGCCGGCACATCGGTGCGCTGGTTGCAACACGAGATCTGGCTGGTGTATGGCAATGCGGCCGTATCAGCACCGAGCACGGATGACCGCTTTGAGGCCGCGTTCGACCTGTCTTCATCGTCTAACACCAGCTGGGTGTACTCAATCTTTAACGACAGCGATCGCCTGCGTGCCGGCGGCTGGCAGCCGTGGGGTAATATCAGTGTCACCAGCAATGGTGGCGTTTATACAGACACGCAGCGCACGCTGGCCTCGGGCGATTTTATCGTTATCGGCGCGTGGCTTGATACATTTCACAGCAATGCGTACGGCTGGTATCTTTCAAATCCGTGCGGCATTACTAATGTTACCTGGAGCGATGGTTACAAGCGCCGGGCCGGTGATGGTTTCCTGGTGCATTGCATGCACTGGCCGCGCGGCGCGTCATGGTGGGAGTGGCATTATAACCCAACATCGCCGACCATGCAGGACACATGGGAAGCGTGGAGTTACAGCGGCACGGCATTTGATGTTTCGGAGACGATTGGGATTGCTGCGTATTTCTATCCGCAGGATGTTGAGGTTGGCGGGGCAACGGTCACGCTAAACTCCTCCGAGACGCCGGGCGTGTCAGTATTAGATGAGTTGGGTAACTATAGCCTGAATGCAACCATCACTAATACTACCACAGGCGAGGCAATCAAGATCGACTTTGTTATGTCGCTGGACGCGGAGCTGGAGATTGACTGCGATACCGGTACGGTGACGTATCTGGCAGACAATTCGCGCCAGATGGCGGCGATGTCATTATCAGGAGAGCCGCGACGGCGCTGGCTGCGCCTGGTCCCCGGCGCGAACACACTGCGGTTTGACGATACCGGGACAACAGGTGTAACCGTGACCGTGGAATGGTGCAAAAGGTACTACTGATGCCCGGTATTGCGCGTGTTCTGATTGCAGATCGGTTTGGGGTCGTGCGGGACGAAGTTCAACCGCACGTGGAAAGCGTGTCGTGGATACTGAACGGTATCGGAACGGCAAAAATGACATTCAGCACGTCAGATAAAAAAGCAACACAAGACAATCTGTCGGTCTCAAACCGTGTCTGGATAGAGTTTGATGATGGACTGCCTGTCTGGGCGGGTATCATTGATTTGCCGCGTTCCTGGGCGGACGGGACAATCTCAATCACAGCATACACAATCGAGCACTTGCTTCAATATCGCGTCTCCGACCGGTCGTCGTATTTTGACAATGCGCCGGTTGGGGCGATATTGGTGCGCATGCTTCAGGAGATGGAAGCGCGGCAGACCGAGAGTGTCCGTATTGGCGATGTCTGGCTGGGTGGCATGGGGCATTATCCGGTTTATCACTACAAATCGCTGTGGGATATTATCCGCAGCATTCGCAAACTTGAATCATGCGATGTGGTATTTCAGCCGCAGTTGGAGTCGGGCCGCATTTCCTGGCTGGCGCATTTGAAAGAACGCTGGGGAGCAGACAGGTCGGCTTCGGTTATGCTGGCCGAGGGATACAATATCAGTGAAATCAGCTACGAAGAGCAGGGGCCACTTTACAACTATATCGTTGCGGCGGGCGCCGGGACAACGTGGACGAATGAGCGGATCATCATCGCTGCTGAGGATACGGAAAGCCGACAGCGTTATGGATTGCGTGAGCGCATGGATGTGTACTCTGATGTGTCGCTTGCCCCGACACTGGAAAAACATGCTCGCAATCGGTTATTGCAATCTGCCTGGCCGTTGCGCCGGTTTGGACTGACCGTTGTCGATGCTGAGCCCGGGAAGTTTTCCGCATACGACGTAGGAGATATTGTGCGCCTAATAGCCCCCGGCGTTGGCTGGGGATATGATGGCGCGGTGCGGATCATTGCGCGAGAGTTTGCCCCCGCCACGGGGGTGTGCAAACTTGCCGTGGACGAGTGGCGCGAGGGAGAGGTCTTCATCAGAGACCTTCGGGAGGAGCAAGAATGAGCAGCATTGACCGTGTGCTTGTTCCCGGCAACGTCCTGGATCGCATTGAGGAACTTGAACGACAATTAGCCGAGTTGCGGAGTGGCGCCGTGACGGTACAGGTCGTGCAGATACCCGAGGGTGGCAGTGGATCCAGTCTGAACGGCTGGTTGGCGACAGGCACAACATTTTCCGACCTGGCTGGGCGGATCGTCCTGGATGCCAGCCTGCCGGGCATCCAGGTAGCCGCGGGGGGGCTGATCAGGTCCAGTGATTATGTGGCCGGTTCCAGCGGTTTTAAGATAGACGGTGGAACGGCCGAATTTAATGACGTCACGATCCGGGGTACGGTGCACGCCAGCGCTGGCTCCATTGGCGGCTGGACGATTGCCAGCGGACACCTATATGCCGGGAGTGGTAGTAACCGCGCTGGTCTACGCCCAGCCGACTATCCGTTCTATGCTGGAGCAGAAAACCCGGCTTCTGCGCCATTTCGGGTAACACCCGCCGGAGCGCTGACTGCGACGAATGCGACGATTACAGGCACGATTACCGCCAATGCCGGGAGTATTGGCGGCTGGACGATTGCTAGCAATCATCTGTATGCCGGCGGCGGTAGCAATCGCACCGGATTGCGCCCAACCGATTACCCATTCTATGCTGGCGCAGAGAACCCTGTGGACGCCGCCTTCTACGTGACCTCAGACGGGTATCTGAAGGCCCGAGACGCCGACATCTGCGGGTTAATCGCCGCAACGGCTGGTATTTTCACGGGCACTGTGACCGTAGGAAGTGCCTCACCGCTCATCGAGCTCGATGGTGCAAATAAGCGGATTCGTACTAGCAATTACCTCTCCGGTCTCTCGGGATTCAATCTGGACGGCGTGACCGGAAACGCCGAATTCAACAACGTAGATATTCGCGGAGCACTGAAAGCCAGCGTATTTGAGTATGCACAGATGTTGGTAACCGGTGGAACACTCATCATTGCAAAGGGGGCGGGTAAACTCTACGCCGATTGCACGAGTGTTGACAGTCCTACCACGTTCAATGTTGACGTCGAGGACCCCGATGGCCTGAGCCACGCCGCAGCGGGCAATCTGTGGGCGGTCAATGACATCATAAGGCTGAAAGATGCGTTGGTCGGCGACCTTTGGGCCTCCGTCTCCAGCAAGACGGATATGACCACCTACTGGCGGCTGGCCGTGGTGAAGCAGTCTCCTGGCGCGGGTACAAACTACACATTCCGGAAAGGCATGGCCGTGGTGAACTACGGACAGAGCGGTCAGGGGTTCCTGATGCTGACCGCTGACCAGACCAATGCTCCGTTCTACTCCGTGCGGACGCACGCTGGCAGTCCGTGGTCAACAATGACCGAACTGGCCCGACTTGGTAATCTCAACGGCAACTGGGGCTATTCTAGTGCGACGCATGGAATCGCGCTAGGGGAATACGCCAGTGGCAAGGCAAACCTGACCTGGGACGCCACGAACGGTCTGCGGCTGCGAACATATAACACTACTGTGCTGCAACTAGATAACAGCGGCAATGCCAGCATCGCGGGCGTCCTGACCATCGGCACCTCTGGCGGTATCTACCAGGGGACGGGGACGTTTTTCAGCCCGCAGACGGGGCTGAAGCTGTATAACGATGGTGGATATGGTGTGATTGCGGCTTACTATTCGGGGAATGCTACCGCAAGTATTTCAAGTCAAGGATTGCGGATCAAATGTGGTAATCTATACAGCAATCCGTCTACCATCCGCTTCTGGATTAGCCAGCATGGCACTTATACTGTGCGTCAAGATGCTGCCAGTCCCACCGGGTATGCCGAACTTGCCGTTCTCTCCGCAATATCCGGAAGCGATGCTGTTGTGTTTAAGGCTCCCAGCTGGCAATATTATGACGGTGCATCATGGTATACCGTTGGTGGCACACTTAATCTACGCGCTTATCTGGGCAGCGATTACTCCCAAATATGCATCTATGGCAACGCCGACGCTGGCGGACAGTATAGTATTGTTCTAACCCCCCGTAGCGGAAAGCGAATACAACTGGCTTCTACTGTTGACCTAACCGGTAATTTGCAGGTAATTCGCGGTAGCAACACCTACACCGGCTACATCTACGTCCCACTGACCACGGCGCTGACTAACAGCGGCCTGGATGGCGATGCGCTGACGGTGGGGACGTACAGCATCGGGCCGGTGGGAAGCGGGTCAAATTTTGAATTT